CCCACAGCAGTACCGTAGTAACCTTTATATCCAATCTTGAATTCGTGTCTTTCGGTTTTCTTGCCGCCTGTTTTTTCCACTGTATTAAAATCGCTGTCAGCGGTATTTACCCCTACAGGGACGCGACCGCCTCCCCACGCTGCCCATGTGCCACCATAAAGTGTGCCGGGGTTTGTAGAAACCGTTGTTTCAAACAGGCTGCCTATTGGGTGCGACGCCAAAAAGATTGCATTTGTTCCGATGTCCTCCACTGTAAGTGTAATATTACCTGTTAACGGCTTCCCGTTGATTGTTCGGCTTGTAGGGGCTGCGCCTACCTCTTCTGCGGTCGGCATTTGTATTAATTTACCGCTGCCGTCCAGTCCTGCGATACCGTTTGCTTGGTTTTTCTGCGCATTGATAGTGCTTATTGCCGTCTGCTTTGCGGTTTCTTCCGCAGCTCCCGCTGCGTCTTCTGCCTTCTTGACTGCTGTGTCTATTTCTTGGTTAAATCCTGTCATAGCGGTATTAAAATTTTGATTGATTTCTTTTATTGCTTGTGCTCCGTCTTGCCTTACATCGTCTGCTGCTTGATTTGCGTTTTTTATCGCTTCGTTAGCTTCTACGATTTTTTGTGTAAGTGTCACAAATTCGTTGCTGCTTTCAACTGCACCGTCAAAATTGCATTTCTGTACTCGCAAGACGAGATTATCAACTCTTAACTCTGCCGTTTGGTTTGATTTTATGATTTGCAACCAGCAATCATTGTCTCCTGATACCGCGCACGCTTGCTGCGTAAGCGTTACTTGTACACTGTTTTCAGATATTACAGTGGGAAGCATAGACACAGTTCCGTCATTTTTACTCACGTAAAAGTTAGATTCACAATCGGCAAGACTTAAAATTTCGCCATCAGTACCTATGACCGTGAATTTAAAAATTCTAGAGCCGTTTTCCCCTTGTACTGCATGGATTAATGTTTTTACATTTTTATTATTTGCGTTTAATATCAAGCTATCATTTATCATATTTTCCCTCCTTTAACCTAGAGAAGTTATTAACCCATTAGCAACATTTACTCGTGAACCATTATCGAGTAGAAAAGACCCCGTGAAGCAGTTTTGGGGTGAAATATAAGCTTCACCCACCTTTAATTCTGCTGCATTTATATCAACTCTATTTTCTCGAATAACTAAAGGACTTTTGCTTCCCATATCAAATGCCATAAGACCATCCCAACTCCGTATGCTTTGCTTCCAACCACCAGCGGAATTGTAAAAAATAAGTTCAGTATTACCAGATGAGGCGTCAACATCAATTGCAAAAAGTATTTTATTTCTTTCTTTAAAGCTAAACCCAAAAGAAAGCGCTCCGCTAGAAGTTCGATTGTTTCCTATGAGAATCTCATAAGTATCCCCACTATTAGCACCGACGAGATTTGATGCTCTTAAAACCCCACTATCCAAATCAAAGTAGACATTACTGTCTGATGAACGTATTACACCCGCTTGGATAACGTTCGCGTTCAAAATTCCCGATGTGATTCGGTTTGCCACTATCTGCCCGTCATTTGTCATGGCTAATTCAAAAGGCCCGTTATACCCGTTACTGCTATATCCCAAGCCACCGGAGTTCCACCGCCATACCTTTTTTGCGGTATTTATATCAGGTGTGTCCATAATCAATATTTCTTGTGGATTTTTAGCGGGTCGAAGTACCACATATCCACCACTATTTCCAGTGATTGCGTTTGTCGCAGCAGCAATTGCTTGCTCCAGTGTAGACATTGACGGAGCATTATCAATTTCTTGTTGCTGCTGTACGATTGTATCAGCAATGTTTGTTCTGGCATCGCCTATCTCAATGCTTTCGTACTTTTCTTTGAGTACATCAAAAACTGTTTTTACGACCTTCGCTTTTGCACTTACACCCAGCTTATAAAACTCTACTTCTACTGTGTCACATAATCCGACACGTTCAAGTCCTGCTATATCTTCATACCCTTCCGTTTGCCAAAGAGGTTCAAACTGCACCTGAATTGAAACAGTAGGCTTTGCAATATCGTTATTTTTTATGTAGCTATTGGCGGCTTCTCGTAGCATGTCCACCGTTACAGTCGTGCCGGATTCAAAGCTACTGCTAAAGTCTACCGGTGCAATTCTCGGGTAAGCATATGTTGACTGTATTTGTACTACTTTTTCAGGAAGTTCTAAAATTGTGCTTTCGTCTGCTTTGTAATACGGATATATGCCTGTCAAAGCGTTTGAAATATTTTCTTCTTGCGTAACATCTTTTAAGTTTTTTCCATAAAGAATTTTAACTCCTCGGTCTTGTCCACGTTGCGCATGCAATTTTACAGTATAGTTATCCCACTCATACTCACCGCCGTACGTGTCCAGTACAGAGCCGGAAACTCCTCCCAGTAGAGAACGAAAAGAAGATGGAACTGCAACGGTCATTGTTCCGTTTTTTGTTACATCTGTCCACATTTCAAAAGAATTATTAATCGCACTTTTTGCTTTCAGTTGCGTAAACGCTTCGGTTATGCTGTTAGCTGTAAAAGGAGATACAGGAATTTTATTAAGCTGATACGATATGTGTTCAGCCTTAAAAGTTACAAGCCCGTTAATCGGTTTTGAGTTATAATACACTCTAAAAAGCTGTAAATCGGAAAGTTCATTTGGCATGGCTTTTATAACGCTGTCATACTTTATATTTTCGTAAAGCTGTCCATCTATCGGGTATCGTAGTTCAAGTTCAAAACTTCCATTTCTCTCTTCTGTTACTGTGCAGTATGTGCAGTCTGAAAGCATACCCAGTCCGTTGTTGTTGAAGTCAGTTTCTTTTGCATCATAAAGTATTGGTATCATAGCGTACACCACCTTGGAATTATTTCTATTTTGGTTATCCCGCCTGTCCAATCAATGATATTTTCACCGACTTGTAGGGTTGGAAATTCGATAAAATTCACTGTGCTATTTTTGTTTTCCGTTCCTTTGTACACCAGTCCTACATCGCTGTTTATGGTGACATATCCGTCTATATCTGATAAGTTATAATTTATGTTGTTTACAGACAGTACACCGTTACCATTTCCATACACGGTGATGATAGGCTGGCTTTCAAAGTATTCAGGATTGTAAATTCTTCCGCCCGATGCTGGGATTGACACAGTTTGCTCCCCACCTTTTGAGAAAAGAAAGGGATTGCAATTGAAAATTAATTCTGCTGTACCATAGCGGTTAATGCTGATTTCAAATTCCGTGGCATTAGAAATGGCCGCTAGTCTAAAGTATTCAGGTTGATAGGTGTCCTCTAAACGCCTATACCCTGCATTAGACAGCAGCCATGCTTTTAAAGCTCTTGTTTTTTCAGGTACATCTTTTCTAAAACTCACAGTATATGAAATTTCTATATTGTTATATCGCCCGTTATCAATAATTAAATCCCCGCTTCTCCCTGGAATCGAAACCGTGGTTACATCCCTAGACGGCGAATTATAGGTTTTTTCTCCGCTTATAAGCAGTCCCAAATCTTGGCTATTTTTTCCGTCATACACAAAAAAATTCATCATGAAAAAACCGCCGCCTTTCTTTGCGCTGCCATGTTAATTTCATCCATGATATATGCTGTAAGTTGCTTTACATCTTTGGTTGTATCGTTATTAGTGAAGGAATCTATATTAATCGTGATACCACCCGCCAAAAAAGAGCCTTGCTGTTTCTGACTGTTGGTAAGTGGTGTTACCCTTGCCTTTCCACCGTCAAGCATAGTTAAAAGTTCAGGACCTTTCTCGCCTACAATCGCGCTTCCAGAGGATAACGTTCCGCCTTTAGCAAGATATGGTAAATTATTAATTTTTCCAATTTGAAAGCCAACGTGTCCCCCTCCTAACCAGTCAGGAACATCAAATCCGATACTATTAATACCGTCTATAATCCAGTTAATGCCGTCAATAGCTTTATTTATGAGCCAAATAATCCCATTAATAGGTGCTTTTGCAATATCTACAAATCCGTCCCAAATGCGTTTAAATGTATTAGAAACTCCTTGCCACAAACTGTTCCACCACTGGCCTACACGGTCAAACATAGATTTCACTTGATTCCACGCATTAGGGATTGTCTGTGTGAAAAAGCTACAAATTCCGTCCCAAATACCTTTGAAAAAGTCTCCTACCCCCTGCCATAGCCCATTCCACCAGTCTACGGCAGCATTAAACATATCAACTACGGTTTGCCACGCATTAGGAATTGTGTCTGTAAAAAATCCAACAATTGCATTCCATACGTTTGTAAAAACTTGTTTTATGTTTTCCCATAAAGTAATCCAGAATTGACGAAAGGATTCACAGTTGTTCCACAAGTAAATAAATGCAGATACCAATGCAGCAATAGCTGAGATAATCAGACCGATTGGATTCGCAGACATCGTTGTATTTAAAGCTTGCATTATGGGTGTTCCAGTTTTTATTGCAGAGAACAGCTTTTGAAATCCCGAAAATAAAGATGTTACAATTCCTGTTATTTTAAAAGCCGCAAATCCAGTCCCAATCGCAACTAATGCAGTCATTACCGCATCTTTGTTATCCAGAATAAAATTTATTAGTTTTGAAATAACATCTGTTATCTTAGTTATGATTGGCATAACTTCTTCACTTAATCTTGCTAAAGAATCGCTTAATTCTGCATTAGCTTGATTACTTTCGACTAAAGATTTATTATTTTCTTGCCACGCCTGTCCTGCATTTATAAGACCTTGACTAGCTAACTCTTGCAGAACAATATTCGCTCTTTCTGTTTCACTGTTAGCAGCTTGGAGCTTTGCATTAAAGTCATCCTCAGATGTCCCCGCCCAGTTCAACACATCTGCAAAGGTTCCTGTCACTGTTCCTGTTTTAATTGTTTCGTTCATCGCTTCGGATAAACTGTCAATCGGAATACTGTCTCCATATGTAGCCCACGCTCCAATAGTTCCGTTTACCACTTCCGTTAACTGTTGTTGTGATAATTTTAATGCCTGTAAGTTTGCGGTTGTTGTTGCTGCAGTTTGGTCGTCTCCTAAAACTCCATAAAGCGTTTTATATGTTTGCGCCGTTTCTTCCGCTGTGTATCCTGCATTTTGACTAGATATTTCAAGACTTGCCATGATTTTCATATATTCTTTGGACTCTTCTGCCACATCTTTTAGTCCCGACGCAATGCCTTTTACTCCTTCGACAATCGCCTCTGCCTTCAAATAATCACCAAAATTGGAGGCTTCTTTTCCTGCCTTTTGCAAAGAATCCTTTGCTTCATCCGCTGCATCCGCAACCTCTTTTACAGGTTTCTCATCAATGCCATTGACCGCGTTTTCAGCTTGCTTTGCGTTTGTCTTTAAATCGCGAAGTTTGCTTTCCGTTTCTATAATTTCTCTTTTTAGCGCATTATATTGTTCTTCTCCTATGTCTCCACGTTGAAACTGTGCTTGCACTTGCTGTTCCACATTTTTTAAAGATTGAAGCTTTACTTCAGTGCTATCAACCGCTTTTGTAAGCAAATCATATTTTTGGCGCAGCAACTCCGTATTGGTAGGGTCTAATTTTAATAGCCTTTCAACATCTTTAAGCTGTTTCTGTGTTGAACCGATTTCTTTATTTACTCCAGACAAAGCTTTTGAAAGCCCTGTGGTATCTCCTCCAATTTCAACAGTGATTCCTTTGATTCTATCTGCCATAAAATCCCCCCTTTAAAAAAGAAAAGCACCTGTCTTGCGACAAGTGCTAATCTTAAAAGTTATCAAAATCTTCTTGCGTTGCTTTTATCGGATAGTCATAGTCATCATTTGACCTCTCTGTAAACATATCATAGATAAATCCCATAGTATAAAGTTCAAGTTCTTTCGCAGGGATATTCATCTGATAGCATCTCAACATAAAAAGAGGTGTTGTCATTTCCCTGCAACTTGGCTTAATTTTTTTTTACTTTCCACTTGCGTTTCTTCGTTTTCAGCCCAAAGCATAAGAATCTCCGGCAAAATTTCAAAGATAGAAAATGTTTTAAAGTTATCCAGCCAATCTTCAATGTTATTTGGAACGGTTGCAGGGCTTGCATGTTTTGCCATGATATATGCAGCGTTTTCAAAAATCTCAAGGTCAATTACTGACAGCTGTTCAGATTCGGTCACAGCCTTAGAAAATGAATTATTAAGCTGGGCAATATCTTTTAAAATATCGCGATTAAATTTCATTCGGTATAGTCGAGGAATTGCGGCTGTCGCTTTAAACTTTACCTCTTTACCATCAATATTTAATGTTTTAATCATTTCTTACCTCTTACGATTTTGTGACAGTTACCGTATATGTTTTATTTTGTGTGGAGTTGGTAGTTTTTATTGTCACTGTGTTTGCTCCGCTTGTCCAAGTTGCAGATGCACCGTTTTTTACAGGAGTTCCTCCATTTGTGATTTCTACTGTTGTGCTTGCTCTCTGTCTCTGCGGTAATGACGTTGCTGCTATCGGCTGTTTCAGCAGTATACTCCAGTACACTGGGACTAAATTCGGGGGTAAGTTCTACCCCGCTAATCGTTAAAGAAGCAAGCTCCGCATTTGCAGTTGGGGCTTGTCCAGGCAAAATTACTTGGTCGTACCAAGCGTTATATGTTTCTACTGGTGTTTTTTCATTTGCAACGCCTTTTACCACACCGTTATATAAGGGAGAAGCTTTGAATTCCATTTCGTCCATGTCTGGCTCTCGCTGATTTTCCTTGTTCTCTCCTGCGATACCAGGGCGAGAAGCGGAACAGTTGTAAAAAACATATCTTCTATTAAAAGCATCTCCTTTGAATCCAAAAAGCAAAGCAAAGGGATTCTGTGAAGCATCTGCGTTCTCTACCAATATTCCTGTTACTTCATCTACGTATTCACCAAGACAATCCACCTTAAAATCTGATGGAACATCTAAAATACTTAACGTTCCTGTATATCCGTTATTTGATGTATCTATATAGTAGTCGATACCATCCGCGCGCTGAACAATTTGTTCTCCCTCTGCGGAAGTTTCAAGACTTACGGAACCAGGCAGTTTTTTAGGCGCACTAAACACAGGCGTTCCATCTTCCTGTATCTCCAATTTTGCATAGTGCACGTCAATAAGGTCATAATGCACCTTGTTTTTCTTTGCCATTCTTACACCTCAATTTCATAAATTATTTGATAAACTTTTTCTGTTGATATGTATGTTTCATATTTGTTGTAGAAAAACCCTGTTAACGCAGTTTCAACCGCTTTTTCTAATTCTTGATTTTTCAGTTCTGTATAAAGCTCTACCCGTACATTTGATACTTCGTGGTACACGCCGCCATCTGCTCCGACATTATCCGTGTCATAGACGTAGTAACAAATAAAGGGTGGGGCTTGTCTTTCTGTAAAAAAACGATAGGCAACAGGTATTCCCGTTGCCTCCAATATCGTTTTCAATTCAGCAAGTGTCATGATTCTTTCACCCCCACCTTTGCCTTATTTTCCAGCCTCTTTGCCGCTTTCTTCTCGGCAGGGTATATATGCGGTTTTCCTTCAACCCTGCCGCCGTTGACTTTTGCGTGTCCAAACTCCAAAAGATGTGCAAGCCTTGGTTTTTTTGCGTTGTATATCCTTATGCGTATGTCGTTATCGCTTTCAAAAACAACTTTTTTCTTCCAGCCTCGCTTATACTCTCCTGTATCCGTAGGGGAATTTGCCTTTATTTCTTTTAGACATCCTGCAGCTGTTTCTTGAACCTCTTCTTTGATTTCTTCTGCCACTTCGTCAGAGTACTGCTCTAACTGTGCCATAATTTCAACGGAAATATCTTCCGGTCTTACTTTAGCCATCATTCCCCACCTTTCTTTCCAGGTACAGTTCCATTGTGTCATCCACTGTGCTGTGAAAGGTTCTGTACACTGAAAATTCTATTGGTGTATCAGCTCCAATAATGACTGTTGTTTCCCCCTCATAGTTTACATGTGGAGTTATTGCCACAAGCTGTGGCTTCATGCCCATCTCACCAGCATTAGACCACTCCGCACGGGTAACAGATTTCAATGTTGCCCATACGGCACGTTCAGTTCTTTGTGGAACCATTTGTCCAATATCATCTTTTGAATATGTTTCTTTTACAAGTAAAATTAATTCATCCATTTACAGCACCTTTTTCAGAAAAAAGACGGTTATTCAAAGCCCAACGCAACATTCGCGGCATTTCATTCTGCTGCTCTTTTCTCTTTCTGTATAGATACGCCGCATACATCTCCACCAGCAAAGCGTCATCTTGTGAGGTTGTCAGGGTTATACCCTCTTTTAAGATAAGTTTTTTTGCTGATGTAATCAAAAAAAGCAAGTATTCATCCAATGCACTTACTGAAATTTGTAAATCAATTTTCAATATCTTTAAAATATCTTGTTCGCTCATACCCTAACCCCTTTCGGGCGCTTATGCGGATTTAGTAACGTTTACTGTGTATGTACGCTCACTTACGCCATTTTGTACAGTTACAGTCAAAGGATGTGCGGTGCTGTCTGCAAGCCATTTGACACTTGCGCCGTTTGGATAGTTCTTACCTTCATAAGAAATATTCACTTTTGCTTTTGCTTGTGTTGAATTTACGGTGATAGCATCACTTGCAGCAGAAGCTGTAACGGCGTATGTTAAAGTTTCAGGGTCAAAAGTTGGAGAAAGTGTTTCAGAGCCAATTGTTAAATCCGTTAAAGTTGTGTCATTTGCGGTATCACCCGGGAAAGTTGCATCTGTTGCAGGTGCCGCACCAATACCGATAGCCACAAATCCTTCTGCAATTACAGGCATACCGTCATAGCGTGCGGAACCTTTAAACGCAGCTTGGTCTTCTGCAAAGCGATATTCGTCAGAACGTACAAATTCTGAACCGCTTCTTTCTGCCAGTAAATATAAATCGCCATAGCCTCCTACGATGTTTCCGTCCGAAATAACTTCATCAGGAAGCACGTCAATATCTCCACCGATTACAGGCATTACTCCATTTTGTGCTGATACGATAGCACCGGCAGCATTAAAAGTCATAGCTTCCACAAGCAAATCTGTGTATGTAGATTCGTTCATTGCCCAAAATTTTACGCCACGACTGTATTTGCCTTTTGCTGCTTTTGCTGCAATCGCAATGGCTTTGAAAAATTCAATGCCTGTTTTTCCTGTAATTGTAGCCATATTAGTTGTTGAGAGATTTTTCCAAGGTCTTGCTGTTGCTGGGTAGTTATCTGGTTCAGAGGTTTGTGCAAGTCTTGTTGCGATACCTAAAGGCATTTTCACACCTGTACCGTACAAAATAGCTTTATCTACGGAAATACCGATTGATGCGCCCATACCTTCCATGATTTCATAAGCAAGATTCAAGTCGCTATCTTCCAACGTTGCTTGGCAGATATATACAACACCGCCGACTTTGTAGCCGTCAACTTCTACTTGGTTAAAGCTAAAATCTAATTCATTTAGTTTTGCACAAGCCTCTGTCCAAATCGCCTCCGGAATTGCACCCATTACTGTTTGGCGTGCTTTGCCATTTACTGCTCTTAATCTTACTCGTCTTGTTAACTTCGAGTAGTCCATAATATTTTGACGTAACAAGTCAAGCACCACAGTTGGAATGGTTAAGTCTGCACCTGTTACACCTCTTTTTTGAGAAACGCCGGAGAGTTGTTCCCTGCCCATTTCTCTTGCTCTCTCCAAGAAAGCCTTTACATCTTCACGCGCTACAAACTTTCTTTGCTCTTGTGCGTTTAATCCGAAAAATTTTGCTCTTGTCTGCATTTTGTTATCAGCCCTTTCTTTCTTATCTTTTTGTATTTCCCTGCTATCGGGAGATTTGGATTCTTCTGCTTCCAAATCTGCTTCCAAACCTTCAATTTCACTTTCCAGTGTAGATTTTGATTCTTCGTGTTCTTGTTTTTGAGTCTCGAATTTTTCAACTTCTTCTTTTACTGTGTTTTGTTCTTCTTCTGTTTGCGCTTCTTGGATAGCTTGTTCCAATTCGGATTCGCGGACAGAAAAGCTTTCATCTTTTTTTCTAAGCTCTTCCAACTCCACTTTTTTAGAGTCAATATTTCTTTTTAACATCAAAATTTTAAGTGCCATTGTTTACTCCTTTCAGGCGTTGAATCATTTCTTTTTGCCAAAGTTCTTTTTTTCTTTTTTGTAGTTCTTCATAATCTTTTTTTCTTGCTATAACGGATGTGTCTTCATAGGCAGGAAACGTTACAACAGATACTTCATAAAGCTCAACTTTTTTTAATTTCCATACTGTCGTTCCGTTTTCCATTACTTCTGTACTTTGGTCTAAAATATCAAATCCGAAGCTGCATTGACTTACATCCCCACGCTTTACTCTTTCGTAAAGGTTCATCGCGTCTTGGTCTGATTGATTGATAAGGATGCTCCCCCATAGTCCAGTCCTGTCAACTCTTAAAGTAAGGGTTCCAGCTGTAGTCCTCCCAAGAACCAAAGTGCTGTCGTGATTCACCAACGCACGTACATCACCGTCAACTGTTTCATTGAAAGCATCTTCGTCAATGGTTTCAATTGCATTTTCCCACATGCGATATTCGCTGCCAAATACTGCAAAATATCCCTCAATATATAAGTTACCGTCCTCTGCACGTGTAGTAAATTTTCCGTCACGCACAAGAGCAGTGCGTTCATACGTCATTTATCATCACCTCCATTCAATTTATTTTGGTCTCCAATCATGCCTCGGGGAATATAATTTTCTAAAATGACAAGTTCATTTAGTCCTGGTATCGGCGACAGTCCTATCCAGTCTCTAACCTCATTGCCTGTCATAATTCCTCGAACAAATTGGTCGTCTGCGACCGCCGCCATGTCTTTTAAGTCGTAATTATATAAACTGCGTGCATTGAACCGAAAAAACCAATCAGGGTTATACAAAAGTTTCTTCGTAAGTTCCTGCTCTATCCCTCGGGCAATCGGCATAATTGTTGTATTGATAAAGTTGTTCCATGCATCACGTTTAAAATCCCCAATTCCCAAAACAAAAGGCGGCACTCCCAAGATAGCCGCCACCGTTTTTTTATCCAGTTCAACAAAGTCTGCCAATGCAAGGTCTGATAACGATAAGGGTTTTACCTGTTCCACTTGAAATTGGTCTGCCGGAATCATCCAAGGTTCTCCTGCCTCTGTTGTTTCAATATAATCATTTAAAAGTTTTTTGCGTCCTTCCGCGTTTGCAAATTCTTCTGTTAATGCATCAACCTTTACGATAATTGAGGGCTTCCATTTTGAAGACATAAAACCTTTCTCTGTCGCCGCCGCTTGCTTTAAATTATTTGCAACCTCTGATAAAGCTACTTTGTACCCCGCACCTTTCCATGTGTAGTAGCTATCTGGATTCAAAACAAAATGCAGCACACTGTCAGGTGCATACTCTATTCCGTTTACCAAAACTGAGTAAGACCATAATCCATCAGGCATAAATGAAGCCATCACAGCAGGTACAGGGTTTAAATCTTTTAAAATACCTTTCTTAAAAACAGGATATACAACCGCGTTTCCGTTCCCTTCCAAAATCATCGTTTTCACTATCCAATGAATAAAAGTAGAACGTGTCATTCTGCTATTGGGGTTAATATCAATTTTCCTGCTTAATTCGTTCTTTACCCGAATATCTCCATCTTTCGTATTTTCCATGAGCTGGATTGTCATACTCGCGATTAACTTCGCTATGGTATCTACTGCGGTACATATTTCTGGGTTATGTGATAGACTTGTATAGCCTTGGCATACCAGCGTGTCATAAGCATCTGTTGAGCATAACCACGAAACAGTGCTTTTTTCTTTTGGCTCTGCCCTTGCTCTTTTTTGTTTGTCTTTCTTTTTGCTCAATTTTTTATCACCCCCTTTGAGCGATTACTCGCCCCACCACTTTTTAGCTGCTTGACTTCTGTCGAGATTTTCCAAATAGCGTACGCACGCAAAAACCGAAGCATCGAATAAATCTATTCTTTGCTCCGGCTGTACCTTCTCATACTGAATCATGTCATCTGTTTTTTCTATGGCGGATACATTTTCCACACAATATTCAAAAGCTTCTGAATGCAAATAAAAAAGAGTGCCGTTTTTAGCACTCTGTTCTATATATCGGAAACCTTCCGATTTTTTATAAAAATATTGAGGTTGGTCTATGATTTTAAATCCGGCAGACTTCATGCCAATAAAGTATTCTCTGCAAAACTTTCTGTCATGCCCTACCTGTCGAATTTTGAAACCACGCTTTCTCATATCAATAAACCAACTTACAACATCAGCATGATTGACCGTTGGACTGTTGCACATTGTCAAAAGTCCGTCATCTTGCCAGCCAAACAAAGGAATGTTGTCTTCATCCGCTTTCACATGTGCAGCCACAATCGGAAAAAATGCATGTGTGATGATAATATCTACACCTTTGTAATGTCCGAAAAGGGAAGCTGCTGTTAAGTCGTGCAGTTTGGATAAATCTGCACCTCCATACCAGTCAATTGGCAATCCTGACAATTCCTCCAACGTCCAGTTATATTTTTGGTCGCTGGCTCGGAATTCATCAATGTTAAAGTACGCTTTTAGTGCATTAGTGTACACGTTCAATGACTTGGCATAAAAATCTTTTCTTTGCTGTGGGTCATTTTGTGCTTGCAGTGCATCGTTTAATATCTCATCGGGGCGAATTGTTACCCCATATCCTGGGTTTGCCATTTCATGAGTTATCGGATTTATATAGTCAACATTTCCGTTTTCATCTTCATTTGCACAGCACATAAATATGAAGTACTGCTCATCTTTCACAGTACCATCCAGCACCTTACGACAATACTTTAAACGTTGCCCTAAAAACAGTTGCTCATTATCTCCTGCCGTAGAAATACCAATCAAAAGTTTATTCGTGTATGCCTTCATAGCTTCTTTGAAAAGATTATATTGTTTCGGCTTTTTAAACGCATGGCATTCATCCACTATAGCGATGTTGCAGTTCAATGAATCTTGTGTATCTGGATTTGCCGCCAGTGCGCGGATAAAAAAAGAACCGTCCGGCAAAGATGATTCCATTGAATGCTCGTTGTTATTGTCTATAATTTTTACTGAACCACCATTTTTAGAGTTCTCACCCATCCTATCAATGTTATACTTCAAAAAATTAAAACTTTCCAAGGATTGCATAAGGGCAGCAGAAGCAATATAAGTTTTAGCTCCCGACCGTCTATACCATAGAGATAAAGCCCATGCAAGTGCAGCAGCTAAACCCGTCTTACCATTTTTACGAGGGATGAATATTAACGCCTCATGATATTTAACTATATCAGTTCCGGCAAGCTTAAATCCCACAAGATTGTATATAATAAATTTTTGGTACGGCTCTAGTTTAAACTGTGTTCCTCTTAACGGCGTACCGTCCAATTTTTCCCCCTGCTGGTGGCATAAAGTTTTTTCTATAATTTGAATACAAAACTCGGGAGCTTTTGAATCCACCCAATAATCAGGATTTTCCAAGTCTTGAAAAAAACGTTCTACTGCTTGCTGTAATTCTTTACACGCCACCTTTTCCCCTTCCCTGATACTATTAGCGTAATTTATAACATCCGTCCAGTTTTTCCCTTTAACCTGATTCAATTGACCTTAACGCCTCCGCAAGCCCACCTGTTTTTTCTTTTCTCGGATTGTCACCTGTCATTTTTTTATAGCTGGACGGAGTTAATCCTAATTCACGCCAATACATCAAAGCACTTTTATTCAGGTCGTCCCACAAAATTAGTAAAGGATTTTTTGTCATATTGGTTGAGCCACCTTTGTTTGTATACTCTATGACAGACTTTCCTCCCGATTCTTGAAACTCTGTAAATGTTTTATCCCTTTGTTCTAAAATGGCTGCTAAAGTTTCAACAGCTGAATCATACGAATCTTTTTGCACATCAAGTGCAGCCATCTGTCGCAAAATGAGATTTTTCCATTTAGTTTTAGTCATAAGCTGCACCCCCTTTGTTAAAATTAGTATCAGAGTTGGAAAGACTTACCCCCGCCGGTCCCTATCTATATGCTTTTTTAATCTTGATGGTGGGGGGGATTGCTTTTGTTTAGTAAACTTCATTTCATTTAATACCGATTGTTTTTTGCTTTCTCTGGATGAGCTTTGTTATGGCAAGCTGAACATAAGCTAATAAGATTGCTGTCCGTATATGCTAACTCTGGATATTCATCAGAATGCTTTATGTGATGTACTGTTGTGGCTTCTGTTTTCTTTCCATATCTTTTGCACCACTGACACATATACTCATCACGCTTCAATATTTTCTTTTGCTTGCGCTTCCATCTAGTAGCCTTATAATTAAACATACTTACCTCAATAAAAAAGACCATGCATCAAGCACAGTCTTGCGTTAATGTCCTCTACTGGGCCACATCAAAAGAGAGGTGCGAGAGGTCTCGTTTGGACTAGCTGGCAAGGTCACGCCCTTGCTTGATACCACTTCTGCGATATAACCAGCTATGTATAGTCCGTGTCGCCAGCACGGATATTTTATGTGTGTTTCCGTGGAATGCCGCGGCACACAGGCGGTATGTCTAGGAGTGTCATGAGAATGAAATTACTTCAACCACAAATCCCAGTTTATATTTTACTATAGATTTTGTAAAAAAACTTATCCTCTTTTTATCATTGAGTATTGCTTGCACCGTATCTTAATATTGTAAACGAATAAAGAGATTCATTCTTTAATCTATATATATGTGCTTGCTCTACATGATACTTCTCCATTAAACGCTCAATATGTCCTTTGCTTCTGTCTATGAAAAACTCTGTTAAAATATCTTTTTGTTGTTTTGGTAACATATCCAAGGTTTTTTCCACTTGTTCAACAAATTCTTTAGCTAATCTTTTACTTTGCTTTAACTTATCCCTTTTCACGATATTATTCAACAAATGGTCTTCGATTCTGCTTGCTCCACCGTCAACCGCCTCACTATCTGTCGCACAACCTTTTAAAGCAGCAAAATCATTTTCAAGCCATATCAGCTGATTGTCCACATTCTCTAAAAATCTTTTGCGCTGTCCATATAAACGCAAATCTGCTACAGATTCACTTATCCAGTTCATTCAATCCCTCCATATCAACTTTCAACTCTTCTTTCAGTATTTTATCCACGTGATACCAATAAAGCTCGTCATTCATATGCTCCCTAAACATAACAGTTACTGTATCAAGAAACCTTATTAAACGTTGCTGCCCAAATCCGAAATTTCGATTCAGATTGATAAGCGACACTTTAAGTATCTGCTCTATCAGCTTTTTGCTTTGCTCTTCTCTTTCTTTTGTGACAAGCTCTTGTATAGAGGCTTGCATCTGCTTTGATAGCTTTTGTCTGGCTGGTACTCTAGCTTTCATCTTTTCGCTTCCTCTCTAATATTCCGCTTACATACAAAATTACACAAAAAATTAGTACACTACCTGAAAGTATCATACCTATCAAAAAAGCCCACCAGTAATGTAAAACTATGATGAAAGACATATGTAAAGCAAGGGTTATTGTTGCTACTAGGCAGAAAAGAGAAACTATGATGCTTAAAATTAAAAATATATTGTTATTTTTCATTGTGCACCAACTCACTCATCTCCCCAACACACTT